TTTCGGTGGATTTTACAATAGTAGAAAGGTATTAGAATGTCATTAACAAACGAAGTAAGATTAATTGGTAATTTGGTGCGAGATCCAGACATTATCGAAACTGAACGTGGAAAATTTGGTAAGATCCGTGTTGCTTGTAACACCAAAAGAGGTGAAGTTGAAGATACTCTTTTCATTGATGTCAAGCTTTTTGGCTATGTCTTTAACGATCTTGAGTACCACGAAGTTGGAAAGGGCGACAGAGTTCAGGTTATTGGACGACTCGCTACTGAAGAGTTTACCAACAAAGAAGGTAATCAAGTAAGTGTATCTGTTGTGTATGCAAATAGCTTGCTTAAGCTCGCAAGAAAAGTAAAAGCTGAAGCTGGATTCTAAAATGAAGTATAATAAAATTTCTATCGCTCTAAAGGATAATCGTGAAATATCGGTATATCTGTCTCCAGACGAAGCTAGGGATTTATTAGACCAGTTTTATGAGGTCTTTTCTGGTGGTCTAACTGATAACTGTATTGAAATTCGTTCGTGTGGTGAATACGGTTTTTCAGAGACAATATTGGTAAAGGCTGATCAAGTACTTTATGTAAAGGAACAATCCGGGGGAGAAGATGTCTAAAGAAAGAAAGAAGTTTCAAAAGCAAAAAGCTAGAGAAGCTAGGGTAAAACAGAAACTTCTCAAAAAGCGGAAACTCATTAGAGAACAAGCTAAACTTGAAAGAGAAGTAGCTGAAATCCAAAGGCAAATGGAACCTAAGATTGAACCTATAAAAAAGAAAAAAGATGAATGATCTTAAACATAAATTGCCCAATCAACGTAACATCTTACGGGTATGTGTCTTCTTACTTCATTAAGGAACTTTCTAAATTAGGATATGACCTTAGACACATTCCGATTGGACAAAATAGTCCCGACGAGAACTTAGCCCCACACCTAGAGAAGGCTATGTCTCGTTGGGACTTTTCTTATACCGCACCATGCTTACGTATATGGCACCAACATGATCTCAATCCTTTTTACGGAAGAGGTCTCAGAATAGGAATGCCTATCTTTGAGCTTGAGAAGTTTAGAGATGTAGAACTTCATTCCCTTAATAATCCAGATTATTTGTTTGTGTCATCAGAATGGGCAAAAGGGGTTATTGAATCCAATATTCCAGATAAAATTGGACGTACCCATGTAGTTCCACTTGGTTATGATCCAGAAATATTCAAGCCTTGTCCTTTACCACAAGGTGGAACTACAGTATTTGGTAATTTTGGTAAGTTTGAGGTTAGGAAGGGGCACGACATCCTACCTGCCATATTCAATAAAGCATTTGAAAAAACTGATGATGTTGCACTTATTATGATGCCTCATAATTTTTTCTTGAATCAGGATGAAACTGATGCATGGATTCACCGCTTCAAAGGTACTAAACTTGGAGACAAAATAGTCTTTGTTGGACGACAAAAAACGCAAAATATGGTGTATAATATTATGTCACAAATACATTGCGGTATTTTTCCGTCAAGAGCTGAAGGTTGGAATTTAGAAGCATTAGAACTACTAGGATGTGGCAGACATTTAATTATTACAAATGCAACTGCCCATACTGAGTTCTGTGATTCAGAAAACTCTATGCTTGTTGAAATGAATAGTGGATACGAACCAGCTAACGATGGAAAATGGTTTCATGGTCAATTTGATTGGAGAAAGATTGGTTCTGATGAAGTAGACCAGATGGTTGAATACATGCGTTCTGTACACAAGAGAAGGCAGGAAGGTGAATTAGAGGTCAACTCCGCAGGTGTAGAATCCGCCAGTAAATTTACATGGGAAAATTCAACATCGATACTTCATGATAAAATACAGTATTTAGGAGGGTTGGTATAATGGATGTTTATCTGGTGTTGAGAATCTTGAGTCACAACGGTTGGGATGAGGGTGCGTTTTTGATATTTATGCAAAAAGATAGTGACCTTCCATCAGTAAAGGTTGAACATCCTTGTAATTTTGAGGCACTTTTACGTAGCGAATTAGACAGGCACATCTATAACGTAGATGAGACGCTTGCACTTAAAAGCTTCTCGACTATTAAAACCACCAAAGAAAGAACTGAAATATACTTCAATCTTTTTACGAATTCAACCAGATGTAAGGATACCGGAAGTTTTGTGAAATTTAATAAAAAAAGCATGGATTTATATAGGTTCTCAAATATGCAGGGTAGAAAATGACAAAAATTACTATTTCACATAATAATGGCATGGTGGATCTAGAGTCGGATTTTAAAGAATTTTCAGACTTTCAAAGTCTACTTTATACGATGTTTTCCGCAGAGGGTCAATTCTTACTAAGAGATATTATACTCAAAAGCAAAGACCTTTCTAAGGAAGAAAAAGACATAATCAACATTTTATTCTCTTTAATAGATGAACAAGAAAAAAAGGATCAATCTATAGGACTTTTTCAAAAAAATAGCAATCCAGTTGTTAAACCAAGTCAATTCCGATAAGGAGTGCTGCCATGAAAAGAAAAATAGGTTGGGAAAAATATATTCTTGAGGAAATACATGACGAAATAGAAATAAGAGATAATATTGAGAATGGATTTGATGAGGAAGATGAGCAGGAATTTGTTCGACCTCAGCTTGACCAGATCCTCCCAATTGACTTATTTACCAATAAAATAAACACACCATTTGGTGTTGTGAATCCAGATGACCAGTTTTGTGCTGTTAGAATGTTTGATTGCTGGATTGGACACACTAATTTTCCAATTACTGATAATGAATTCCATATCTTGGATAATCATATTCACGGTGTAGGATGTCTAAAGGTGCTGTCTAAATACAGGTTTGCAATTGGTATTGAGAAAATGTTTTGCTTTTCCTCTGTTAGATGGCAAATTCAAAAAGAACTGTGTTCTAACTTAGATCCCGTTGAGTTCGTAGAAAATGAAAATGTTGAGCTACACTTTACTAATTTAATGGAAAAAATCAACGAAATTCACATGTCTATAAAAGACTCTGAAAAATGGGCTGTATTTATAGGTTCTGACGGATCTGTAACGTCTATCAACGAAAAACAATTTGGTTCTGATGCTGAATACCAGCTAAAATTAAAAAAACTAAAAAACCTAAAAAATGGAAATATTATCACCTGTGACAATGTTTAGAGGTGTATAAATATAGTGGATGTGGAACATTATTTTTAGGAAAAACAGGACAGGGTAATTAAAGCTGAAAGGTATTAAAATGGCTTTACTCCCAAACACAATTATTTACGGAACAACTGGTGATAACTCTTCACCAACAGAAAAAGCTGATGGTGGAACAGTCATTGGTATTACATCTGCCACTGACACAACTGCTGGGCCTATCACTCAAACCTTCAATCTGACAGACAATGCTATTGATGGTAGAGAAAGAAGGGTTCTAGTTCTTGAAGCATCTGGTGCGGCACACGCATATAGTGCTCAAAAAGCAGATACCGGTGGTACATTTGCTTATGATCAAGATCAGTTTATTATCAGAACTGTTACAACTAAGATCAACAATCAATCAAATACTGTTCTTCAAATCAATGGTATTCCAAGAAATCGTCCTAAGAATAATGTTACTGATAGTGCTAAAGGTGCTTTGCTCACAACTGCACATCGCTCCGGATATTGGAGAGGTGTTGGAATCTCAGGTCAGAGAACAAACTGGAGCACTCCACCTTCTACTGGAGATATTACATTCAAGCTGCCTACAAACAATGCATCTGATGCTGTAGATCAAGGTCAATTCGTAACATACAAGTCCATTCCTGGTGAATTGGCTTACATGTACGGTGCGATTGATGCAAAACAAGATGATTACAAAGCCCGTTCCGGTGCGTAAGTAATTATCATTGAAACCCTAGATATCCGGATTTAGAAAGTTATTTAGACTAGATCTAAATTCACAGCTTCATCCGGAGTCTAGGGTTGTTTTTTGGAGGCAAGTTATGAATGATAATCCTAGTGATTTTACATCTTGGATTGAACCTCTCGTGCAATTAGCAACCGCTGGTGGTTTTGGTGCTCTTGTTTGGTATTTGGTGGTAAAACACATACCGTCAATAGAAGAAAGGCATCAAAGTGAGCGAGGGGAATGGTTGCAGTATATACAACGACGTGATGATGATTTTGATGAAATGTATAGAAAAAATCTAGAGCAGAATATGGAGATTCAAAATCAATTAGAAAAATTGCAGATAAGGATTGAAAATGTCTCGAAGCCACAACAATAATTATGTCGTAAATATATTAGTATTTAGTCTAATTTTTGCGTTTGGTATTTTATCTGCGTTAAACATCGTACTTATAAAAAATGTATCCACTATATTGCAAAAAACGCAAGTATTGCAAGAAGATTTGTCTCATGAAATATCTTTGACTAAAAAATGTATTGATAAAATAGATAATAGACATGATCAAGAATTATTAAAAAAGGTAATCAATACTTCAAATAATACTCTTATTGGGGTAGACTATGAAGGTAAAATATTTGCATGGTCAAATGGAGCGTTGGAAATGTTAGGTTATACCAAATCAGAAATAGTTGGTAAATCATTGCATTCATTAATTCCAGACGCTTTAAAAGATACACATCGTCAAAAGTTTATTTCAAAAATAAATGACCCCACTGATACTCAAATATTTGAAAGATATATTTCTTGTTCAGTCTTGACAAAGTCACGTAAAGAAGTTAACGTTAACGTAACGGTCATTGGAATTCCCAATGGAATTTCAGTTGGAACCATAGAATTGAAAGAACAATAATATGGCTCTATCTATAACAGCAACATATAATAATAAGTCCAGTTTCACTCTAACAGAGACGAATGCTGGAGAATCTGCTTCTTTGACGGATTCAAAGAATTTATCTTCGTCCTATACTTATGGCAGTGGAGATAATCAAGTAACTAACGGAGTGTCTATAACTGGAGTTCTGCCATCTGGCGGGACGGTCGAGTTTGATTTACAAGCAATAAGTCAAACTACTTTTGGTTCGAGTCAAAATATAAACTTTTCTGGAGTGAAACACTTCTCAGTTTATAATGATTCTACCACAGAAGGATATGATTTTACAGTTACCGCCACGGGCACGAATGCTTTCACAAATATTTTCAATGGTGGGTCTGGTAATCTTGTTGTAAAACCATATTCTTCTTTTTCTTACAATGATGTGTACACTGGAACCGTTGTTACTGCTAGCAATAAGGCTTTTGAGTTGAACGATCAAGGTTCTGGTGTAAATTACAAAATATTAGTTTTAGGTTTAGATCAGTAAAGGGGTTAAAATGGAAAATTCAAAAAGTTTTAGTTTAAACAAAGCGGATGTAGCCAATTTAGTAAAAAATGCAGTACTTGTCGGAGGTGCGGCAGCATTAACATATGTTGCTGATAATCTTGGACATCTTGATCTTGGTGCTACAGGTATGCTTGTTGTTCCAATTATTTCAGTTGGTCTTGATTCTCTAATTAAATGGATTAAGGACAACACAAAGAAAGGTTGATTGAATGAATGCTTTGATAGGACTTGCATTGATTCTAGTATCTGGGGGAATGGCTGGATATTGGCAGTTGGTAGACAAAGATGTTGCTGATATTCAGTATTTTGTTCAGATGGGTATTGCTGGAGTCGGTGGAATATATATATTGCTAACATCTGCTAGTTTTAAAAGTTTATTTAGCATTAAAAAGGACAAAGTGAAAATGACTAAAATTACTTCAATTGAGCAACTACTCAATAGCGACAACAAAGATCTTATTGACTTCATGTGTCTCTCCTATTTAAGAACGAGGGCGGATGAGTTAGCTTCTAAAGAAGCTTTGAGTAATGTTATTGACCTCAACAACTTCCTTTTTAAAGCAAAAAGCATTGCTGTTGAGCCAAAAAATGAAAAAGAGGTAAATGTAGATGGATAAAAATAATTCAACTTCATTAGTTATCTCAGTTGCTGCCATGATAATAGCTGGCTCGGTTTGGCTCATGAAGTCAGATCAAGCAATGCTAATTCAGAATGATGCTAGTAATGAATTAAAACTCGTACAAGAAGAATTTACTAAAATAGATTCTAAAGAAGATAAAGAGTTAATTCATAAACTATTTTCTGGTGGTGCAGAATATCTCTTAAAATGTGAGACAATGGTTAATACTTCTCAATTCGACCCGATACTTGGCAGAGTACAATCAAGTTATGGTTGGGAAAGAGATAAGTATTCCGATTTTACGGATGCTGTTTCTGATTATTTGGTAAGCGTAGAGTATGATATACCCAAAGATCTCAAAACCGACCAAGAAAGAAAAGAATTTGCTAAGATATTTAAAGACTTAGCGGAGGCTACAAAATATGAGTGACCTATCCGATTTATGTGGATGGATTGATGACCCGCAGGAAGTGGAGCAGGCGATGGAAAGCCTCCCATTTCCTGTTTTTTCGGATATTCATTCTCAAATAAAAAAGGATTCTGGCAAAAACAAAAAGGTGTTACTGTACGATATCATCGAAAAGGTTTCCGGAAGTTTTCCAATAAGAAAGCAAACTATTGGCGACTGTGTTGCTCATGGTGCGGCATATGCTGTTGATGCGATCAAATGTGTGGATATTTTTATAAAGGGTGAAAACGAAAAGTGGGTTGCTAGAACATCAACTGAAGATATTTATTGGGGTAGTAGAAACGTTATTGGCAAAGGTAGACTTGGTAATAGTGATGGCTCATTTGGTATTTGGGCTGCAAAATATGTAAATCAATATGGTGCCTTGCCAAGAGCACAATATGGAAATATTGATTTAACAAATTATTCAGGAAGTAAAGCCAGAACTTGGGGTAGAAAAGGATATAAGTTACCTCAAGAATTTGTAGAAATTGTCAAAGACCACCCGGTTATTACGGTATCTCAAGTAAGAAGCTATAATGAAGTTAGAGATTTAATTGCTAATGGCTATGCTGTTACTATAGCAAGTAGCCAAGGATTTTCATCAAGAAGAGATTCAGAGGGATTCGCTAGACCTCAAGGTACATGGCATCATCAAATGTGTATTCTTGGTGTTGACGATGCTTACAAAAGACCTGGCGTTTTAGTACAAAATAGTTGGGGAAAATGGAATGGAGGTCCAAAAAGAAATAATCAACCGGATGGATCTTTCTGGGTTGATGCAGATGATATCGAAAGAAAAATTCTAAAAACTGGTGATTGTTGGGCGTACAGTGGTTATGATGGATTCGAAAAAAGAGTTAATAAGCTAAACACAAGGATAATCTAATGAATAGAAAATCTATAACAATATTAGTCCTACTGTTAATTTCTTTTATTCCATTTGATATGTTTGTATTAAATGCTGACGACAGAAATGTGTTTCAGTTTGACGAAGTTAAAAATGAAGGTTATATATCATTTATTGTTCAATCAACAGAATCTTCAGACACACCAGATCCTCCTACACCAGATCCAGTAACTAAATGTGACTGCGACGGAAGTAAAGTCATGATTCATGGCGACGGACATAAAACGCCATGTCAGTGTTTTAACGAAGGTGATGGTATATGTAATTGCGTCAAAAGTGGATCTTCAGACCAAAATACCAGTGAATCATCTGACTGCAAGTGCTATAATAATGGTACATGTAATTGCACTGATGGCCGATGTGACTGTGTTAATTGTGGATGTGAAAAGGATGTAGCCACTATAGAATCTAATCTAATGAGAGATTTAGATGCACTTCTAAAAGCAAAAGTTAAGTTGGTTATATTTTCTGCTTCTTGGTGTGGGCCTTGTCAGGTTTTTAAGAAAAACGAACTTCCTAAAGTCAGAAAAAGTTTTTCTAATTATGAGGTCGTAGATATTGATAAAGATAAAAAAAGATGGTCAGAAAATGTAAAACTAACTAAGAGCACTAGCATACCACAGTTTGTAATAGAGGTTAATGGGCAATTCAAAGAATTTTGGGTTGGAGGATGTACTGCTGAATTTGTATTGAATAAACTCAAGGCGTATCAGCAATGACATTTGATGAAATATTCAAAATAGTTGATCAAATATTTTCTGAGGATGGATTTTCAGTAAGAGGTTTTAAGATAAAATGTGATAAAGATACTGACATCAATATTAAAAAAAATGATACATCAGTCGTTGTCTCTTTTCCAAAAAACCAGCCTGTTATTTCAATCAAGAAAATTATATCATTTTCTATCAAGCTTTCTGGTGTACATTTTTCCGACAAAGGTGGGGTTTTGGAATTAGACAACTTTCCAGATATTCCATTTACTTACGAACAGATTAGTTGACAGCATAATAAAACTTAGTACAACTTAACCAGCGGAGCAATCTGCTGGTATTTTTTATCCCTATATTTTGAAAGTCGTACAATGCAAATAAAGAAGAGAAATGGATCACTTGAAGATTACGATGTTGACAAGATCCATAAGGTTTTAGAATGGGCGACTGACGGAATAAACGGAGTGTCGTTTTCTGAAATTGCAATGAATGCAAGACTCTCTTTATTTGATGGCATTAGCTCTAAGGATATTCATAAGATCTTGATCAAGTCTTCTAGCGATCTAATCTCAGAAGATAATCCAAACTACCAATACGTTGCCGCCAAGTTGCTGAATATGGACCTCAGAAAAGATGTTTGGGGTCACGCAACAACACCTCCCAGTCTTCTACATCAAATTCAGTTGAATGTCGATAATGGAATCTATGATCCTCAGATTCTAGAGAAGTGGAGCGAGGGCGATATCAAAAAGATTGGATCGCACATTGTACATGATAGAGATGATCTGTTTACATATTCCGGTCTTCAGCAGATGGTTGACAAGTATCTTGTCAAGAACAGATCCACCGGAGTTATCTACGAAACACCACAGATTGCATATATGCTAATTGCTATGTGTCTGTTTGACGATGTTAAGTCTGTCAAAAAAGCATATGATACATACTCAACGTTCAAAGTCAACCTTCCAACTCCGATCATGGCTGGAGTTAGAACTTCCATTCGTCAGTTCGCAAGCTGTGTTTTGGTTGATGTTGACGACGATCTTGACAGTATCTTCTCTTCAGTACACGCTGTTGGTCGCTACACGGCTCGCCGTGCTGGTATCGGACTGAATATTGGTCGTATTCGCCCAATTAATTCTCCGATTCGTGGTGGCGAAGTCATTCACACCGGACTCATTCCATATCTGAAGAATTTTGAGAGTGCTGTTAAGTCTACATCTCAAAACGGTATTCGCGGCGGGAGTGCGACAGTTCACATTCCATTTTGGCATTATGAGATTCAAGATGTTGTTCAGCTAAAGAACAATGCTGGAACTGACGACAATAGAGTTCGTAAGCTTGATTACTCTGTGCAGTTTTGTAAGCTATTCTATGAGAGACTGATCGCTAATGAAACAATTTCTCTGTTCAGTCCAAATGAAGTGCCAGATCTTTATGAGGCATTTGGCGATAATGAAAAGTTTGAAGAACTGTACAAGAAGTACGAAAACGCAAGAGGTCTACTATTCCGAAAGAAGATTCCTGCCGTCAAGCTTGCTGAGATTTACAGTCGTGAGCGACTCGAAACTGGTAGAATCTATGCTATGAATATTGACAACGCCAATGAACACAGTTCTTGGAATGTTCCTGTACGGATGAGTAATCTTTGTCAGGAAATCCTCCACCCAACAAAACCAATCACTTCGATTGAAGATGAAGAGGGAGAGATCGGTATTTGTATGCTATCGGCAATTAACTTAATTGAAATGACGGGTAGTAGAGCAATTCAAACAGCATGTGCCGCAGCAGTTCGTTCTCTTGAGGCAATCATTGATTATCAAGATTATCCAGTTAAAGCTGGAGAAAACTTTACAAAGAATCGTAGATCTCTTGGTATTGGTGTCACCAACCTTGCGGGATTTCTCGCTAAAAATAAACTAACATACGATGATCCACAGGCACTCGTTCTTGTTCATGAGATCATGGAAGAGATCCAGTATAACCTTATTAGTGAATCGTGCAAGCTCGCTGAAGAAAAAGGACCATGCCCTAAATTCAATGAAACTAAATATGCTGATGGACTTCTCCCCATTGATTGGTACAATAAGTCTGTTGACGATCTTGTTAAGGTTGAATACAAAATGGATTGGGAAGGTCTTCGTGGAAGAATTAAGGAATTTGGCCTAAGACACTCCACTTTATCAGCAATTATGCCATGTGAAAGTAGTTCTGTTATCCAAAACAGTACTAATGGTATTGAGCCTGTAAGAAGTCTTTTGTCATACAAGAAAGCTAAAAACGGAGTCCTTAAGCAGTTGGTTCCAAACTTTTCCAGCAAGAAAAAATATTATACTCAAGCTTGGGAAATGACCAGCAATAAAGGTATGATTGATATTGCTTCTGTTATCCAGAAGTTTGTAGATATGTCAATTAGCTTAAATCTTTACTATAACTACAGTCATTACGACAATGGCAATATTCCTTTGAGTGTTTTGATTAAAGATCAGATTTATGCTTTTAAACATGGAATAAAGAATCTATACTATTGCAATACGCCTGATGGTGACGGAGAGACTGAAAAGAATATGACATCGGATATTGATGACGACTCTGGCTGTGCAGGTGGGGCTTGCTCAATCTAATCCATATTTTAGAAAGGTAAAGCATGAAGCATCTTTTTCCTTCATTCTTATATCGTGTTAAAAATAAAAGAACATATAATGGTGTTGACCAGTATTACTTTTTTATTCACACCGGCAAAGGTCAGAAAATGCTGTTCACAGAAAGAGCCATTCGTCAGGCATTAGCTAGGGCCGATGAGCAACCAGAATATTGTATTCACGGAAAACCAATTGATGTTAAAAAAGCTGTAGAAGAAAGAAATGAATTTCTTACAGAAGCAGCTAAAATATCTGCTAAAAATTTTATATTAAGTAATTCTTTATCTAAATTTAAAGCAGGATTCTTTCTCGCTATCACAGGTTTGCCAATTGGAACTTTTCTACTAGGTTTATATTTTGATAAGTTTGTTGATTTTTTTACATTTGCTAGGTAGGTGATAACGATGAGAACTATTTTCAATCTAAAAAATATTGATCCGATGACACAACCTCTTTTCTTGGGCAAAGATTTGGGTGTGCAACGATTTGACGTTATTAAATATCCGGTTTTTAAAGACTTAGATAGTCGTCAGATGATGAATTTCTGGCGGCCTGAAGAGATTGAATTAAAAAAGGATAGGAATGACTTCCTTGAGATGAGCGAGAATGAAAAGTTTATTTTTACATCTAATCTCAAGTATCAGACTATGCTCGACAGTGTCATTTGCCGTGGAGTTCCTACACTCCTTGAGTTTGTAACAAATACAGAACTAGAAGCATGTCTCATGACATGGCAGTTCTTTGAAAAGATTCACTCACAAAGTTATAGCTACATTATTCAAAATGTCTACCCCGACTCAAGAGAGGTATTTGGGGGAATTTATGACGATAAGGAGATTATTAAAAGAGCAAAAGTTGCTATTGAGGACTATAATAATTTGATGGGTATGGCTTGCTCTAAGAATTCCACGAAGGAAATCAAGAAGCAAATCTATATGACAATTGTTTCGATTAACATTTTGGAAGCCATTAGATTCTACGTATCTTTCATCTGTTCTTTTGCTTTTGCTGAAAACAAAAAAATGGTAGGCAATGCCGACATTATTAAGCTAATCAAAAGAGACGAAGCACTTCACCTATATAATACTCAAGAGATCCTAAAGATCTTGAATACCGTAGAAGAAGAAGGCTTTACTTCAGTGGCAAAAGAATGTGAAGAAGATGCCTGTAAAATGTTCGAATCTGCTGCTGAAGAAGAAAAAAGATGGGCCAGCTATCTCTTTAAAGATGGTAGTATTATAGGTCTCAATGAGGCTGTTTTACACCAGTATATTGATTGGTTGTGTCATTCTAGAAGAAAAGCTATTGGTCTGCCTTACGAAACTGGTTTCAAGAACCCTATTTCTGGATGGACAGATAGTTGGATGAATAGTGAAAGTGTTCAGGTTGCACCACAAGAACACGAAATCACAAGTTACAAAATTGGTGCCAGTAAAAATGACTTAGAAGATATGGATCTTGGAGGTTTTCAGTTATGAGAATGTATGGCGGTTACGGGAAAAATAATAGTTGTGTATGCAATGATCAACAGGCTCGTATGGCACAACTTCATGAACTCCAGAATGGTAAACTTGAAGAATCTGTAACTTGTACTAAATCTTGTTCTGATACAGTTATAATTCCCATCAGTGAAACTGATGACTTTGTAGAAAAAATTACTCAGTGGCATCATGATCGCAATCTGATTGAAGGTGCTACAGATAAAGATCAGTATTGTAAACTCATTCAAGAGGCGGGTGAACTATCAGATAGCATCTGTAAAGGTAAAAGTGTTGCGGATGATATTGGCGATATGATGGTCGTCCTGATTAATATAGCAGAAAGAAACGGATTATCCTTAGCTGATTGTTTGTCTAAAGCTTGGGATGATATCAAGGACCGTAAGGGTAGGATGCAAGATGGCGTATTTATTAAAGAAAGTGACGATAATGCCAATTCCTAAAAGAAGAGACGATGAAGATCGTGATGATTTTATGTTAAGATGTATGTCTGATTCAATAATGAATTCAGAATATCCAGACAAAGGTCAAAGATTTGCCGTTTGTCAAACATCTTCTAAAAGTTCTGTTTCTGCACGTATTTCTGATAGTCATTACGAAAATACTTTTGGTTCAACTGAAATTATTTTAGATGAATCAGAAGCTTATATTCCAGATGAAAATGAATATTTAGATTTTGGTGAAGAAGCTGAAGAGTATACTTTCGCCAACAAGCCCGGATTGTGGGAAAATATCAGAAAGAAAAAAGAAAGACAGGGCGACGATTACAAAGCTGCAAAGCCGGGAGATCCTGATCGTCCAGATCCAGAATCTTGGAAAAGGGCTAAAAACCAAAAAGACTTTAAGCCTCATATTATGTACGACAAGGATGGAAAGCCTTATGAGGCTAAAACATATGAAGATCATTTACGGATGAAGAAGATGGGTTATACTCATACAAAAGCTGACAAACCCGGAAAAAATGACCCTCGTAGAACTCCCGCACCAAAGAAAGATCGAAAGAAAGGTTCTAAGAAGAATAAGCCGGGTAGTGCTAAAGATCCTAGAGGTAAGATCACTTTTAGCAAGCAGACTATAGCAAAACTTTCTAAAAAAGTTAAAGAACACAATGCTAAGGGTAAAGGTTCAAAGGCAACTCTTGGTATGCTCAAAGCTGTTTATCGTAGAGGTGCTGGAGCTTATTCTACAAGTCATGCCCCTAAGATGTCCAGAGATGGATGGGCTATGGCTAGGGTAAATGCTTTTCTTACACTGCTTAGAACCGGAAAACCATCTAATTCAGCATATACACAAGATAATGATCTTTTACCAAAAGGGCATCCAAGGAGATCAAAGGCTGAAGCTGTTTATAAGTATGAAGACCCAAAAACTGGAGAAATCTTTACGTACAGACGAAAAGGTTTATACAAAAAAGATGGTAGAGTTTTGAAACTTGTTAAAGCCTCCGAGTATCAAGGCAAAAAGGTTACTTTAAATAAGCCTTTCAGAACACCAAAAGGACCAAAGAAGTTTTCTGTTTATGTGAAAAACGACAAAGGTAATGTGGTTAAGGTTAACTTTGGCGATCCAAACATGGAAATCAAACGTGATGACCCTGCTAGACGCAAATCTTTTAGAGCAAGACACAAGTGTGATGTAAGCCCAGGTCCAAAATGGAAGGCAAAATACTGGAGTTGTAAATTCTGGTCGTCCAAAAAGAACCCGGTTTAGCGAAAGATCTCGATGAAGAGAAAATCAAGAAAGAGAAGCACAAATTCTAATTCGCATAAATCCATTATTCCTTTAGAAGCAAAAACAGAAAATCAAAAAAAATATATCAAATCCTTTGCCGGAAACTCTATAATATTTTGTTCCGGTCCTTCTGGAAGTGGCAAAAGCTTTATTGCTTCTGGTATGGCATCACATGCTCTACATAATGGTGAAATAGAAAAAATAATTATTTCCCGACCTTTGGTTTGTGCGGGTAGAGATATTGGTTCACTTCCCGGTGAACTTTCTGATAAGATTGCACCTTATTTACTACCAATGCAGGAAAATATTAAGTATTTCCTGACACAAGTTTTTTATGGTCATTATTTTAACAATGATCAAATACAGTTTAAGCCTTTAGAGGTTATGAGAGGAGCAACATTTCATAATACCTATATGATATTGGATGAGGCTCAAAACTGTACTCTTGATCAAATCAAAATGTTTATAACCAGAATGGGTGAAAATAGCAAGGTTTTGATCAATGGTGACACTAAACAAACTGATATCAAATCAAAAAGTGGACTTCAAACAATAATTGAAAAGTTACAGCATATTAATGGAGTTGCCAATTGTGAATTGACATATGATGATATTCAAAGAAATGGAATTCTAGGAGAAGTTCTAAAAGCATTAGAGGAATAATATGTTATATGATTATAAATGCTCGGACTGCGATTATGAACTGTGTGATGTTCAGCAGTCAATCAAAGACAAACCGTTGGTAAAGTGCGATGCGTGTGGCAGAAATACTTTAGAGAGGGTACTATTTGCTCCTACGGTATTTGTAAAACAAGAAGCAACAACACTTGGTCAACTATCCGAGCGAAATGCGAAGAAACTTGGAAAACAAGAAGTTCAGGAAAGAACTCTTAAGGATAAGGATTCCAAAAAAACAGCCATGAAGGAAGCTCGAAAGGAGATGCATTCTAAAATCAATGGAATGAACGACTCTCAACGGAGGAGGTTCATAGAAAATGGCTGAGTACAAGACGGTACTACTGATAACCCCTTGCTTGGTGGAACTGAGTGAGGGGTCTCCAGTATCATACATTAAAACTTTAAGCAATGAGGAATTACAGGCAATTGCTGGTGGGTTCCAGCTTGAATACGAAGACGTAAGTCCATCCTATGTTGATGCACTTCAAGATCTTAAAATCAAATTAGAAAAAATTCATTATTCATTAAAGAAAGAAATTTCAAATGCCGAAAAAAAGAGCAACAAAGCCACTGACCAAGGCTGAAAAATTTTACATTGAGCAAAATTGTGAATCAGTCGATATGGAAGCTGTAGCAAAAGACTTAAGAAGATCGCCATCTGTTATACAAAAATACTATGATGAATGCTTGACAAGCAAGCAAGAATCTGATAGTATTTCTGCTGGAGATCTTATGGTTAGTAATAAACAAAGAGGTTATACAGTTATGACTCGGGAGGCATCAGAAGTTGGAGAATCAAACAGAAAAGCAAAAGACAACGTCTTGTCAGGAAAACTCAAAGGACACATCCATACAATCAAAGACTAAAAAGACTAAAGTCCATAAACAAAGTGAAAAATATCCTTTTAAGTCTATGTACAAAGAAGGATATATCAATGCTGGTAATTATATAGCCGAATTGATATTCAAAAAACGCAGCGAAGCATTTAATTCCGGCAAGAATGCTGAACAATTCTGGCTTACAGGAAATCGACTGCATGGTGCCTATAAAGGTGAAGTTATCGCAGCTAATAAATTATTGAAGAAATATCATGTACTTTCGGTTGCTCAAGCGATACAATCAAATAGAGCAAAGTACATTCTCAAGCTATCCAAGAAGGAGAACATAAAAAAGCTAACGCCAATAATTGAGTATTATGAAAGGCAAAGAAAGGATACAGAACTGCTTGAGTCTGAGCAGGAAAAAATTGAAGTTTCTAAACCATTTGGCAATAAAAAGAAAAACATATTGAAGGACTTGTGATTTATGGCAAAAGCAAAAAAGAAAGTTGACCTTAGTACAGATAAGGCTATTGAAAAAGAATTTGGAAAAGTATTATCTGCTGGATCAGAATTGGTCTCAGCCAGAAAAGAGCTAAAACCACTTACGGTTAGTCCCAGTCTTGACCTAGCACTAAATGGTGGTCTATTGGAGGGTAGCTGGACAATTATTAGCGGAGACCCCAAGACTGGAAAGAGTAGCACTTGTTTACAGATTTGCAAGAACGCACAGGATGATGGACGACCTGTGGTTTATGTAGATGGAGAAAGTCGCCTGAAGGTATACAATCTGGTTGGAACAGAAGGTTTGGATCTTGATAAGATTCAGGTTGTTCATAGTCCAGAAGAAGGTGAATCGCTTGCTGCTGAGGATTTTCTTAAGATTGCTGAAAACCTAATCAAGCGTCCAGAAAACAAAGGTGCTGTTTGCGTTATCGATTCATGCTCATCTCTCGTGCCACGAGCAGAACTTGAGCAAGACGCCTCTGGTAACATCAGAAACAACCTACCTCGCCTCCTAAGCCACTGGATTAAAAAGAACGCTCAGACGGTGGTCAAAAATAAGATCATCGTAGTGATCATTACACACTACATCACAAACACAAGTGGATATGGCAAAATCAAAGTTCCAGACTGTGGTGTCATGGTGCAATATCAAGCGGATACTAGACTGGATGTTGCCCGAATAGAACCTTGGGAAGAAGGCGGTAAAAAGGTAGGTCAATTGATTCACTGGAAGATTAGCTGTTCGTCTATGGGTGCTTCTGGTGCTGAGTGTATTAGCTACTTAAAATACAACAAAGGTATCGACAAAGAAAAAGAAATCATCGAACTTGCTGAATCTTTTGGTATTGTCGACAAAGCTGGTGCTTGGTACAGTCTTCCATTCTTGGAGGGCAGAGAAGGTTATGAAGAAGCACCCAAGTTCCAAGGTCAAGCAAAAATCTACGACTTTCTGGTCGAAAATAAGTCTGTCTACACAGAAGTAGAAGATCAAGTTAGAGAGATGCTGGCGGATGTTTAGAGTAGTTGGATTTGACGGCAACGAGCACAAATTTAACTTCTCCAAAAATAAATCAAGAAAACATCACAGCAAAAAGTCATCTCTGCATAAAGAAGTAAGGGTTATACTTCAGGAGTTATATCCTACATATTCCCTATATGAAGAGGTCACACTTCCCGGAAGTAAAAAACTGGGAAGATCTTCTCTTTTATATGCTGACTTTTTCATTCCAGACCTTATGATGATCGTAGAAGTTCACGGTAAACAACATTATTCTTATTGTTCTTTTTTCCATAAAACCAAAATGGATTTCGTAAAGTCTAAAAAAAGAGATGCTGATAAAATAGAATGGTGTACACTAAATGGTATCAAAATCGCCATCTTACCTTACAATGAAAGAAAAGAATGGAAGAACTTAATATTGAAGACACAGACTCAGTCGCTGGACTAAGTAACTTTACAGAATGGGTTGAGGCTTTCTGTAAGGAAAATAATATACCAAATTTTAAAGTTGATGATGAATGTGAGTATATTCTCAGTATTTCGTCTGAGACTATTGCTGGACTTGATGCAGATGAATGTTTTGCATACAGTCTACAAATAATGAATTATGCTGGTGCGTTACAAAGAAAGTTAGATTTAATTAGAAGCCAGTTCAACTGGTGTGAAGAGGCAATAAACTATCTTTGTGCTAAGCAGTGGGATCAACAAGATAAGTTCATGCCAGCGGAAATCAAAAAGAAGAACATCATTCGTGATAATTCTTATGCGGTAGTTGTTGAAAAATGCCGACTAAGGTTGTATGCTGGTATTCTATCGCTGGAAGAGACATGTAAAGACCTAAAGAAGCGAGCGAATATATTTCAAGACTTAGGAAAAGGAAAGAGTTTCAGATGAAATCCACAGTTAAAAGCTTAGAAGTTATGATCGATCATATTACGCAGGTATCAGATTTACTGCACGAAGCCATTACTGATTCGGAATGGTGCCTTGTTTCTGAGGCGTATTATATTCTGTGCGGTGAACACATCGACATTCCAGAGCGTGTTGAAGAAGATGATACAACAGCCTTGTTAAAGCAGATGATGTCAAGGCTTGACAGTCTTGAAAATGAAAAACAGGCTGTAAAACCTAAAAAGAAAAAAGGGCGACCAAGGAAGAAGAAAGTTGAAGAGCAAGTCTCTAAAGAAGAAGGCGACTTTAGTACGGGTGGTGCTAGTAGATCCAGAAAAGTTAGTGATAGGGCGTCGTCTGAAAATAAATTTGAAGATATGGAAGATGTTATTTCTCAAGCTGGTAGAGATGATGGTTTTGATCGAATTAATGACAGTATACAAACAGATAAAAAAAGAAATATAAGAAAAAAATATAAGCAAGCCAGTGTAACGTGTGGATCTTGTAGTAATACTTTTCAAGTAAATCCTATGTTTGCTCGTGATAATTATACTTGTGATGGATGTTTGACACGGCGAGGATAGTATGTCTAAAATTGAAACAAATCTTGTAAACGTTGCCTCCGAGCGTGCGGTTCTTTCTGGTTTGATGCAGCATGGTAGTGATTGCTTGCTTGAGGTAGAATTGTACGTTGACGAGAATAGCTTTACAATTGATCACAATAAGGTCATTTATAAATGTGTGCATCATGCTCTATCTACTAATGACAGTATTGGATATACGGAAATTCTATCATCAGCTAAAAGTATTGGTTTAGATGAGTATGTGGAAAACGACAATGTTCTGAAACATATCAAAGGTGTTATGAGTACGCCGATTGATATTAATAATGTGGCAGAACATGCTAAAAAACTAAAAAGACTGGAGTTTGGTCGTAAACTTCAGGGTCAGCTTCGGGACATGTACAAAGATCTCAATGATGTAAGTGGAGACGAATCCATTGCACATATTCTATCCGTCGTAGAATCTCCAATTCAAAAGATTTGCTTGGATTATATTAAAGAAGATGATATGACTCCTCAAGCTATTGGTGATGATCTGGACGATTATATCGAACATCTACGAAACAATAAAGGAAAGTCTATTGGTATTCCTACAGGCTTTCCCGCTTACGATAAAGCTATTGGTGGTGGATTACGCAGAAAGTGTGTAGATCTTATTTCCGCTCGTCCTAAAACTGGTAAGTCTGTACTTGCTGACAATATAGCATTAAACATTGCCACTACTCACAAAATTCCAGTGCTGGTCTTGGATACAGAAATGAGCAAGCAAGATCATTGGAACAGAATCTTGGCTAATCTTACTGATATTGAAATCAATCAAATTGCAAAAGGTGAGGCATTTGATGATGGAGAAAAAGAAGATGCTTTACTAAGATCCATAGAAGAACTACAAGAATTACCATATGATTATATCAGCATTGCTGGACGACCATTTGAAGAGATTCTTTCTATCGCTAAAAGGTGGTTGCTCAAGAAAGTTGGTTATGACGAAAATGGAGTTCTTAACGACTGCGTGATTATCTATGACTATTTGAAGTTAATGTCTTCTTCCTCCATTTCAAACAATATGGCAGAGTTCCAAGTTCTCGGATTCCAGATTACTCAGCTACATAATTTCTGTGTAGAAAATGACTGCCCGTGCCTTTCTTTTGTTCAGCTTAACAGAGATGGTATCACAAAAGAGTCAACAGACGTGGTTAGTGGTTCCGATAGACTTGTATGGCTGTGTACCAGTTTCACAATCTTCAAGGATAAAACAGATGAAGAGAAACTACAAGATGGTATACAAAATGGCAATAAGAAACTAATACCAATCGTTTCAAGACACGGTCCTGGAATAGAAGACGAAGGATATATCTGTCTGCAAATGGATGGTCAGTTTGCTAGGTTGAGGGAATTAGGAACTATTAGAGAGATTAAGAAACATGACGGTAGAAACCAAGAACTTGGCGAAAATACAGAGGGTTATTCTCCTGAAGAAGAAACTGATGAAGAAGATTCACGATCTTTTTGACCACTTTGATATTGATTATTACGAGGCGGATGGAAGGCTAACAACATGCTGCCCGGTACACCACGGCGATAACTATACAGCATTCAACATTAATGTAGAAGAGGATAACGACGAACATTATGGAAGATGGTTTTGTAATACTAAGCAGTGTCATCTTAACAAACCCGGCAAGGATATTCTATCTCTTTTATGGATGTTGCTTGAGGATAAACACAATAGGGACTTCAAGTTCCCAGAAGTTCTGAAATTCGCTGAGACTTTTTGTGCTGATGTTAAAGTAAGTGTTGGAGATGTGCTGATAACCACAGTAGATCCTATAGACAAGTTGATTAAAAATCCAAGGAAGAAATCATCTAAGGATAACCGAATAACACGGCGGATGGTTAGATCCCATTTAGAATTTCCTTGTAATTATTATATCAAAAGAGGTTTTACGGAAGAGGCGTTGAATCATTTTGATGTTGGTCTTTGCACTCGACCCGGAAGTCAAATGCATAATCGAGTTGTTTTTCCGGTGTACGATGAAAACGATGAATATATGATTGGCTGTGTTGGAAGAACTGTTTGTGGAGACGTAAGAAAATGGATCAACCAGAAGGGGTTCAATAAATCCAACTTTCTGTTCAATTATGGAAAAGCGTTGAAATACACGGGCGAGACAGATGCTATAATATTGGTGGAAGGACAAGGAGATGTTATACGGCTTTATGAAGCTGGCATCAATAATGTTGTTGGTATTTTTGGTTCTAAGATTAGCGACTCTCAAGAATACTTAATACAGAAATCTGGAGTTTCAACAGTGGTGATAATGACCGACGCTGATGAGGCTGGTCAAAAGTGTGCTAACGACATTGAAGAAAGATTCAAATATTTATTTAATGTAAAAAGAGTCAACACTCCTACCAATGATATTGGAGATATGACCGTAACTGAAATTAATAATATTATAAAACCACAACTTTAATTTAGGAAAGTTAAGTATGACCATCATAGTAGCATTGTCTGGTAAGAAGCAGTCTGGAAAAACCAGTCTTTCTAATTATTTACACGGTCATGAAATGCAACGTCATGATGTGGTAAAAAAGTTTTTTCTATCTCCAGAAGGAAACCTAGTCGTCAACTGTACATTTCAAGACGAGAAGGGTAATGACTTTGAGGAAATGGGTGTGCTAGATTTGCAACAAAGGAATGATAATTTCTATCGCTATGCGACGAAGAACATCTGGCCACTCATTCGTGCTTACAACTTTGCGGATGCTCTAAAAGAGATGTGTGTGATGTTGTTCAACATTCCACCGGAATGTGTATATGGTACTGACGAACAAAAGAACCAAGTGCAGGAGCATTTACGTTGGGAAAACATGCCGGGAGTAATTACATGTTCAGAGGTCTGGGATATCCTATGTTCAGATGGAGAACCTGATGGATTAATGTATCACGCCGCAGGCCCAATGACCGCACGCGAATTTATGCAGTATCTTGGCACAGACATTATGCGTAAAATGTACGAGCCAATCTGGTTGGAAAATTGCTTCCGTAGAATTGAAGAAGATAAGCCAGAGATTGCCATCATTGGCGACTGTCGATTCATGAACGAGATTCACGCCGTTCAGGCACGAGGTGGAAAAGTTATTCGTCTAAAGAGATCACTATATGAGTGTAACCACCAAAGTGAAATTGACGCTGACAATTATGAAGGTTTTGACGACGTAATTGAAAATGACAGTATGAATCTTCAGGAATCATGTGATCTATTCATCGAGTCGCTGATCAAGCTTGGTATCACCAAGAAGCTCAGAGAAATAAATAAATTCACAGCATCAATCAAATGAAGTATGACTTTCTAATAGTTGGAACTGGATTGTCCGGGGCGACTTTTGCTAGAGAGATGACAAACTCTGGTAAAAAATGCCTTGTTATTGATCGCCGTAAAACTATGGGAGGAAATGTATATACAGAAAAAATAGCAGGAATACATACTCATATGTATGGTCCTCACATTTTTAATACAAATTCTCCTATGTTGTGGGGTTATGTAAACAACTTCACTCCCTTTAATGATTATAGACACAGGGTCAAATGCTCTCAAGGTGGAACATTATACTCTTTCCCAATCAACCTCAATACACTAGAAGAGTTGTGGGGTGATGTCGATCAGGATCTTTTGAGAAAACTAAATACAGAACCAAAGGCTGGCTTTGAAAATCTAGAAGAATATGCCATAGAAAATCTTGGTGAAGAAATATATCGCAAGTTTATTTACGGTTACACTAAAAAACAATGGGGCAAGGAGCCTAGAAATCTACCTGCATTAATTATTAGTAGAATTCCAATTAGAAAAAATAGAAATGATGATTATCATAAATGTATCTATTCAGGAATTCCAAAAGAAGGTTACTCCGCATTAATAGAAAATATGCTGGATGGAATAGAAATTAGACTTGATGTAGATTATTTAAATAAAAGAGATTATTGGGACGGTATGGCTAAAGTTGTAGTTTATACTGGACCTATTGATGAATTCTTCAATTATGCTCATGGTGATTTAGACTGGAGATCATTAAGGTTTGATCATGAAGTCAAACAAGCTGAATGGTTACAACCTGTAGCTCAAATAAATTATACAGACGAAGAAATTAAATACACTAGAACAATAGAACACAAACACTTCTATAAAAACATAAATACTTCTCAGACGGTAATAACTACAGAGTATCCTCAAGAATACAATAGAGGTCAAGAAAAATATTATCCAGTTAATGACACTCAAAACACTTTCGTTTATAGTCAATATAAAAAAATGATAGATGTGTCAAAGTATATTTTTATTGGGAGGCTAGCAACATACAAGTATTACAACATGGATCAAGCTATTGCTGCCGCCTTAAAAGTTTGTAATAAAATAAAGGACAATATATGATTATTTGCTATCATCGTAGTAGCTCATTGGGTACTTTTGAGATGTGCCAGATGAAGTACTTTTTTCAGTATGTTCTTGGTCAAAAGGATAAGACTAATAAAAAGGCTGTGCTTGGTACTGTAGTACATCGTGCTATGCAAATTTTAGCAGATAAAAGAATAGCTCAACAGGAGGGCAAGCTTCTTTTGGTCAATGATGACATCGAGGATCTGAGCTTTTCTCAGTGTGACGATATTGAATACATTACAGAAGTTTGCTTTGAATACTACAAAAAGCACGAAGATGATGTTGGTCTAAATGCAAAAGACCTAAAGACTTGCATTAATTGGGTATACAAGGCATTAGCATATAATAACGGAACTCTTGACCCCCGAAACCAAGATGTTTACGCTACAGAATTGTTCTTTGATATTACCATTGACAAACCTTGGGCTGAATACTATTATGAAGCAGGCGGTAAGGTATTCTCTGGAAATCTTTCAATCAAAGGCACCATTGACCTTATCGTAAAAGAAGATGAAAACTATTTTCAGGTCTTGGACTATAAAACAGGCAAAAGACTTAACTGGGCAACTGGTAAAGAGAAGACATACGAAGATCTTTGCTCAGACAAACAGCTTCTTCTGTATTTCTACGCTCTGAAGAACATGTACCCAGATCGAGACTTTTACACCAGCATTTACTATATCAATGATGGAGGTCTGTTTGACATCGTATTTAGTGATGAAGATTACATTAAAGCTGAAAATATGCTAAGGAAAAGGTTTGAAGAAATCCGATCTATAGAAATACCGCGACAGTTATCCAAAGATCAAGGTCATTGGAAGTGTCAGAAATTATGTAAGTTTTCCGAGATGCACGAAGATACAGGAAAAACAACTTGCCAATACTTCCATGATCTGATACAATTAGAAGGTATTGAAAAAGTTGTGGACGATCACGCAAACGTCAACAAAATTGGTACATACGGAGCGGGCGGTGGTCGCCTTGACGAAGATGGCAAGAAATAAGGAGTAATATTAAATGTACACATATTTTGTTCAGAGTGTCCGAGGTGGTAGTATAAAGATAGGTAAAACCAAGCAAGACCCAAACAAAAGACTTAGAGAACTACAGACCGGTAGTCCAGAAGAGTTACAAATTGTGGGTCTCTATAAAGGAGATATCGAAGCAGAACTCCATAGTAAGTTCAAAGACTTGAGAACGCATGGGGAGTGGTTTGATAATAAGCCAGAACTTGTAAGTTATATAGAATCTTTACCCACCGACGCTTTGAATAAAGTTCTACAGGAGGATATAAAATACGACGGAATAGCACCAAGTACTGATGCGTCTAGAGTTTATCGAGTTTCTATGGGTGGAGAAAATGAAAAAATTGCCATAGATTTTGATTTTGTTTACACTAATAATCAAAAAGTTGATTGGGATGGCTCAAAGGGGTTATACGATACAGATTTTTCTTTTTTAGAGATGGAAGTCTTGTCACCCCGTGGATGGCCTCAACTTGGTCGAGTGAGTTGGTCCTTGCTGGACGAAGAAGAGCAGCGGTTTTATAAAGAAGAATGGGAAAGGTCAAAATACAACTGGGGTGATAGCGATGAAGAATGCTACGAGAATTATTCAAGAGAGTATTATCCCAATGCAGAAGATGTAATGGCAGAAATAATGTCTTACGTTAACGACATAGAAAGCTCAATAGATGACTTCGGCAGAGAGGTAAATTTTTTCAACAAGGTGTGTATTTCGTTGGATATGGGCTGCACTTTTTTCTTTTGCAATGCCGTGTCTTCTGACAGAAGGAGGGGATATATCAATGATCTTGCCGATTTATGCTGGAGAATGGATGAGTTTGGTTGTTATGGGTTTATAGCCTACGATGAATATAACAACGAATGTTTAGACTTGAATGCGATAGCAAGAAATAGAATGTATAATTGGGATCAAGAAGTTTCTTTTAAGCCAGAAGACATAAAAACAAGTAGCTATACCAATCAAGACAATAAGTAAAGGATAATTTAACAATGCTAAGAAATCACAGTCATTATTCTCTTTTGGTATCAACCTCTAGATCCAAGCAGATTGTTTCAACCTGTAAAAAACTTGGATATGATCATGCCTCTTTGACAGATCTTTCCACTGTCAGCGGCTGTGTGAATTTTATTCAAGCCTGTAAAAATCAAGACATCAAGCCCATTATTGGTTGTGAAGTTGTTCTTGATAATGGCTCAAGAGTGACGCTGTTGTGTAGGAACAATGACGCTTGGATGGAACTTCTGACTGTGGTATCTGTATCTAATGACCCAGAAAACTACGATAAGGGTGCCAAGATTTCTCTGGAAAAGCTGATGGAGGTAATCACTCCTTCTAACTTTATCTGCATAGACGGTTATGTTGGTAGTGCCTTGTTTTCTCGTGTTTTTCCGGATAGTCAGTGTATTTTTGAATCACTGGACAATGAAGGTCTTTTTGAGTGTCTGGATGACAATCACGAGCAAGTTGCTAAAGATCATGTGAAAAAGATGGAGGATTACTTTGGCGAGAATTATTTCCTTGAAATCAACAATGTGGATAATGATTCATTTCCTGTCACCAAACTGATGTGCGATATCATTCATGAGATTGATCCTCAAGAGTTGTTTACTTTGCCAGACACATCATCCTATTATCCTGAAAGAAAAGATGCTGTTGATCATAGGGTTTTGGTTTGTACAAAGCTGAAGACCACCATGAAAAAACTGGATCAGAAGATCAACGAGAAGCAAGATCTGGAGTCTCTCAAGTTTATCCGAAGTAGCAATCATTACATCAAGCCTAAGTATTTTCTTCTGGAAAACTACGGACAGCAATGTATTGAGAATCTAAACAGAGTTGTGTCTTTGTGTGATGGTTTGGAGATTCTTTCTAAACCAAAACTTCCTACCTTTGAAACTCCGGATGGTAGCTCTGAAGATGAATACCTAAAGGAACTTTGTCGACAGGGGTGGAAGAGGTTGATCATGACAAACATTGATCCCAAGCTTTATGATGCCTACAAAGACCGTGTTTTGCGTGAGCTTGAGGTTATCAGCAAAGCAGATCTTGCTGGCTATTTTCTTATCGTACAGGATTATGTCAATCACTTTAGGAATCAAGGTTGTCTGATCGGTCCCGCCCGTGGATCGGGTGGTGGATCTTTGGTTTGCTACCTGACTGGAATTACTCTTCTTGATCCAATCAAGTATGGACTTCTATTCGAAAGATTCTACAATGAAGGAAGAAATACAGCGGATCATGTGTCGCTTCCTGATATTGACGTAGACTTTCCACCAGACTATAGAGACGCTGTTATTGATTATCTCAGAGAAAAGTATGGATCTTCTCAGGTTTGTCAGATGTTGACGTTTGGTCGACTGGCAGGTCGGTCTATCCTTAAGGAAGTTCTCAGAGTAAATGAATCATGTTCTTTTGATCAGATGAACGAAATAACCAAGAAGATTCCAAACGAAGCGTCTATCTCAGACCTTCTTGAAGAAATGGATGAGCCTTCTGTTATTCGCTGGGCATTAGAAAATGACAAGAATGCCTTGATTGACTACTGCTGGATTGACGAAGATGGAACTCTACAGGGTGAATATGCTAAAGTATTTGAGCAAGCTATGAGAATGGAGGGAATCTTTAAAACACAAGGGAAACATGCCGCTGGGGTGGTAATTGCGTCCCATAATCTTGAGAAAATTTGTCCAATGGTCAAAGCATCGAGAGGTGACGAGAAAATAGCTGGTATGGAGATGGGAGATCTTGAGTCTATTGGATGTGTAAAATTCGATATTCTTGGGGTATCTCTTTTGTCTAAGATATCAAAAACCGTAGGAGAAATAAATAACCATTTTGAACAACAGGAAGCATAATTATGAATTACCGTGACTATATTGTCTATGACTTTGAAACTACAAGTGCTAATCCACATACTACTCAGCCTGTACAAATAGCGGCAGTTGTGGTGCATGGTAGAAAACTTGAGATCAAAAAAGGAACTGAGTTCCAATCACTCATGAAACCTATCTTTACTGAAAAAAAGTGTGCTGAACTTAACTTAGATCCACTAGAAGATGGTGCTGTTGCCGTACACGGAAAAACAAAAGAGATACTCAAAAAGGCACCAGCAACAAAAGGAGTTTGGCAAAACTTTGTAGAGTATGTTAACGAGCACAACTTTAAGGGCAACAACTGGTCAGCACCAATCTCTGTAGGATACAACATCAAAGGATTTGACTCAATTATTGTAGACAGACTTTGTTGTCAAGCACCTTATAATTTTGGTCCTAGTGACGAAAAAAGAGGCGGTCAAAACCTTTTTCAGCGAATTCATAGCATAGATATGCTTGACTTTATGTTTGCATTATTCGAGAATAACAAGGATGTAAACTCTCTGTCTGCCGATAATCTTATTAGAGGTTATATGGGATATTCAGAAGGCACCGCACATGATGCTATGTCAGACGTTATTATGACCGCTGAGTTGTTTTGTAGAACTATGAGAATGTTGAGAACTACAGCAAGCAGAAAGAATTTCAAGAATGCATTTGGAAATTGATATCACAAGTGTTGACAAAGAAGATCCAGAAGTCTGGAAGATGATCGGTGAAGGTCGAGTCAAAGGTGTTTTTCAGATTGAAGGACATCTTGGTAAAACTTGGGCAAAAGCTTTAAAGCCAGAGAATATGCTTGAGTTAGCGGCATTGATTAGTATTATTCGTCCGGGTACTCTCAAGGCTATTGTTGACGGCAAGTCGATGACTCAGCACTTTGTCGACCGTAAGTTTGGCAAAGAAGAAATTCCCAGTCTTCATGAGAGTATTGATGAACTACTTAAGGAAACTTACGGAGTTATTGTATATCAAGAACAGGCGATGAAAATTGCTCAAGTTATGGCAGGGTTCTCACTTCAAGAAGCGGATGACTTAAGAAAAGCTATTGGTAAGAAAAAAGCTGACTTGATGAGAAAAGTTCGTGTGAAGTATATCGATGGTTGTAAAGATAATGGCATTGAAGAAGAAAAGGCTGTAGAGATTTTCGACATGATTGAAAAGTCTGCACGCTACTCTTTCAACAAATCTCACGCTGTAGCGTACGCTGAAATGGCATACTGGTCAGCATGGTTACGTTGTCATCATCCCAGTAGGTTCTTTAAGAACTGGTTGGGCGGTGCCAGCGACAAAATTGACCCCGATATGGAAAAGCGTCAATTGATCATGGCGGCCAAAGCTGAAAACATCGACGTTTATGGTCCCAGTTTTAAAGTCTTGGAAGAGAATTTTTCTTGGACAGAGGGAGCCATCCACTTCGGCATTTGTAACGTCAAGAATGTAGGCAAGGCTCACCTTCTTCAGCTAAAAGACAAACTTGGTCAGCTTAATGATAATGAACTTGACTGGTCTAATGTGCTAATTAAGGTTTTGAGAAATGTTAATAAGCGGGCCGTTGAGAACTTGATCAAGGTTGGTGCGTTTGGTGGTCTTGGAAAGTCCAGAACAGCAATGCTTCACGAGTACCATTGTTTTATGGAACTGACCAAGAAAGAAATGCAGGCTGTTGAAGAAAACCTAAATATCGATGGTGACGTTGCCGATATCATTAAAAAGCTTCTATCGTACGGAACCAAAAAAGATGGTGGATTTATTTCCAGCCAAAACAGAGTCGTCAAGGTAGAAAGCGTTTTATCCAGACTTGAAAATCCCGGCAGAAGCCTTAGTGACAACTCTGTAGTTTATGCCAAAACAGAGGAAAGACTTCTTGGTTACTCTATCAACCACTCCGAACTAAACAGTTGCTCTGACGCCTGTCACGCCAACACAACATGTAAAGAAATAGCCGATGGTAAAATGGGCAGCAGTGTTGTGGCAGTGATTGTAAAAAATGTAAGAGAACATAAAACAAAAAACGGAGATGTAATGGCATTTCTGTCCGTAGAAGATGATTCTGGAGAATCTGAAAATATTATAATATTTCCTGATGTATACGGGCAGCACAGGGATATAATCTATAATGACGCTACTCTTCTTCTTTCTGGAGAAATTAAGGATAAGAAGCGTAATTCGTTCATTGTTGATAAGGTTTTTGTGATTTGAGGTAATAAGATGAATGACTGTAAATTTCTGGGGAGGGTAGTAAACAAAACCTTTCAGCTTGATGACAACGACAAAGAAAAAGTCACTTTGACACTAGCGGTTGAAAACAAGCGGAAAACCAAATACGATTCCTCCAAGAAAGTTGATGTCGAGAATCTAATTTTTGAAGCTTGGGGATCGGCGGCATTAGTGTTGTTTAGCAACCTTGATACTGGCGGTCAATTGTTGATTATTAATTCAACAGCACGTAAGTCTTTTGATGGAGGTGTTGTGTTTAGGATTAATGAGTTTAAAATTATTACTTGAGAAAGGTATTGAGACAATGGTTGATGTTGAAAAGATGATTGAAGATAATGAGAGATTGGTACGCAAGATTGCACATAATATGTATGTTCAAAACGGTCTGTTTTCCTGCGAGGATCTATATCAAGTCGGACTTATGTCTGTATGGAGGAACGGATCTAAATATAATTCAAAACGTGGTAGGATTTCCACCTTTCTTACCCATTGTGTTAAAAATGATATTCTTAAGTTTATTAAAAATCAAAAATTATCTGTAACAAATAAACTGGGAAAAGTCGAAAGAGCTAAGCTTTTTGATAATGACCTGAGCGTATCTTACAAGGATGAAACTCTAGATGTTACTTATGATGTTGAAGATTATTTTAATCTCAAGAATGACTCAGAAAGAAAGGTGATTAAACTTAAAGTGGATGGATATAATAATAGTTATATCGCAAAACAATTAAATATGCATCCAAACAAGGTGGCTTCGGTTATCAACAAAGTGGCAGAAAGGTATAAAGCAAGTAATGAGTAGAAAAAAAAGAGCATTATTTCTAACAGAAGCATCTTATCTTAGCACTGGGTATGCTACCTATGGCAGAGAGGTTCTAGATAGACTGTATAAGTCAAATAAATATGAGGTTGCGGAATTTTCTGTCTATGGCAACACTGAAGACTCAAGAAGAAAGTCTATAAAGTGGAAGAATTACTGCAATATGCCGGATGATTCCGCAGAGCAGCAACAACTATATAACTCCAATTCCACAAATCAATTTGGTGCTTGGAGATTTGAAAGAGCATGTCTGGACTTTGAACCAGACATTGTACTTTGTATTCGAGACTTTTGGATGGATTCTTTTGTTTGGCACTCGCCGTACAGAAGGATCTTTGAATGGGCGTGGATGCCAACTGTCGATGCTAGCCCACAAAATGTAGAGTGGGTTGATATGTTTTCCGATGCAGACTATCTACTAACCTACTCAGATTGGGCTGGTGAAGTACTTAAAAAACAGGGCGGACCTTCCATAAACCTATGCGGAACAGCCTCTCCATCAGCTTCAAAAGAATTCAAGCCGATAGAAAATGCTAGAGATTCTCTTGGAGTCCCATCTGATTGGAAGATCATTGGAACCGTGATGAGAAATCAAAGAAGGAAATTATTTCCAGCGTTGTTGGAGGCATTTGGTGAATATTTACACAGTTCTGGAGATCTTAATACTTACCTTTATTGCCATACTAGCTACCCTGATGCTGGATGGAATATTTCAGAAATGTTACACAGGCACAACATTTCTTCGCGGGTTTTGTTTAGTTATAGGTGTCACAATTGTAGTAAACTCGATGTTTCCACATTCCATGATGCTAGAAAAGTTTGTAGTGGATGTAAGCAATATGCTTCGGCACCAGTTAGTGTGTCAAACGGAGTTGACGACGAGACTCTGGCGAAGGTATACAACTGTTTTGACCTATATGTTCAATGTGCCAATTCCGAAGGATTTGGATTGCCTCAAGTAGAGGCGGCGGCTTGTGGAATTCCAATTGCCTGTACATACTATTCAGCAATGGAAGATGTTGTTCATAAACTTGGTGCATATCCTCTTAAGTACAATACATACCAAGAATTGGAAACTGGGTGTGACAGAGCGGTGCCCTTAAAAGATGATATAGTAAATACTTTCAATACTTTCTTCAACAAGAAAAACGAAGAAGAAAGAAAGGAGCTTGGCAGTTCAACAAGAAGACTTTTCGAAGAAAACTATAGTTGGGATGAAACCGCTAAGAAGTGGGCAGATATAATCGATGATTGTAATTATGCTGATTGGAAACAGCCTCCTATTCTTCGTCCAGTTGTAGATATCAATACAGAACAATCATCTCACAGCGAGTTCATAAATGATTTGCTAAGTGTTTACATGTATACCGCTTCTCATAGAAACTCACACTATATTAGGAATCTACACTCAGCATTGTGTAGAGGAGCAACAAGAATGAATTTTGATGGATTTTTCACTTCTGACTTTTCTCCAGGAAATGACGGAAAGCATTCTCCGGTAGATAGACAGCATCTAGTTAATTTTATGAAGAAAAGACTAGAGAATTATAATATATGGGAAACTGTTAGAGTAGATAGATCTAAACTTATAGACGGGAAAGCAAAATGGCTCAATTAGCAACTTTTTGTAAGAACTGCTGCTTTTACAATAACGATGATAAATCTTGCCAGACAGGATATCTTGATAAGTTTCAAGATTGTGATAGCAAGATTAGATGGGAAGAAGATGGACCCGTCGTACTTAGAGTTTGTCCATCTAGAAGAGATCTTGATTGGGAGCACAAAGACGATCCAAATCTTTCAGACATTCTGGAAAAAGAAATGTATATTTCTGGGTCTATTCTTTTGATAGTCAATTCTTTAGATGGATTGTCTAAAACTTTGGATGAATTATCAAGTATTGAGAATATCAACAAATTCAATCTTGTTGTTGTTCATAGAGGTGCTCTGGATGGACTACAAAAATTATGTGAAGATAAGATAACATTCACAGATTACATTTGTGTGAAGAGTTATTTGGATAACACAGATGAATTGTTGTTTGATGCGTTCAAGCGTGTCAAGAATGGGTATTTAATAACTTTAGATTCCGACAAAGACTTTGATCCGGGTATTATCGACGCTTTAAATTCTGCTGTTAATCATAAGATGAAAAAGGTATTACATGTAGTTGGTACTGACGGGGTACATCAGTCTGCCACCATGTGCCTCTTGTACAAATGGCTCAGAGGAGATCTAATGGCTGATATCACAAGCAAGATAAAGGAAATGACAGAAACTCAAAAATTAGAATCGCAAATATTTACATGGAAAGAGATAGATGAATAAAGTACTTGTAAATTATGCTATCAATTCTGGAATTAATCTTGATGATTTAAATACCATTCTTGATGGGTGTAGATCTAAAAACAATGAAGTTCATGTGAAACTATTTGTATTCTCAGATGAGAATACCGTAGGAGAACATATAGCACAAGCTAATGACGAAGATATAGCAACCATTACTGTGTTAGATCATAGTGCAGACGATCCTTCTGAGTTTACATCTATGGCTAGGGCAAATATAATCGAATATATAGCTCATCAATCTGTGGTTAATATGCAGGAAAACATAATTTTAAATACTTATGCATTGGATGATGTCAATTTCTCCCTTTTTAAAGAAGAAAAGGAGTGTGGTGCAATATACTCTGATTACGATGTTTCTATAAACAATAGTGGTAGACTAAGAACATTTCTTTCATCTCCTCCAATTAAAAAACAAATGCCAATGCCTTGTGTATTTTTTAATACAGAAAAGGTTGTCAGTTTTCTTGGGCAGGAATCTCCTGAACTTCATACGTTTCAGCAGTCTATGGTTATTCATATTCCAAAATCATTGTATGTAGCATACACCAAATGAATTCAAAAATTAGGTATATTCACGAGATTAAATCAACAACTCGTGAAAAACATAATTTTATAATATTATCAGCCAGTAAGCCCAAGATAAGAGGTTTACATGGTTCTTTACCTTTATTTCCTATGGGTTCTAAATGCCTAATTGATAGTCAGGTTGATACAATAAGAAATGTTTTTGTGGATTATGATGTATTTTTGGTAACTGGATTTGACTCAGATAATGTTACAAATTACGTATTTAATAATCATCACGATATAAGAGTTATAGATAACCATCAATATAAAAACAATACTGTTCTTGATAGTTTAAAAATGGCGGTCAATTGCTGTTTGGATGCCAATACTTTTATAATTTATGGAGATAGATTGTTTAATGACAAATCAATAGATTTAAAAACTTCAAACTCTTTACTGTTTTCCCATAGATCAGACAAAAAAAATTATGATATAGGACTATCGTATAATAAAGATAAAAAAATAGTAAATGCCTCATACGGGCTTCCTGACGTATGGTCAGAAATAATGTATATGCAAAAGAAAGATTTTAAAAAGTTTAAAAAAATATTAAATAGAGCAAAAAAGAGCAAAGTCTTTAATATGATTCAGTTGCTTCCTATTTTATTTAAAAGTATTGATTTCTACATACATAACGATAAAAATATCAATATACAAACAATCAAGGAACTTATTAAATGAGAATACTTTTTGTTAATCATAACGATGATATTAGATTCTTTAGGCTAATGGAGGCTATAAGGAATATCGGACCATCATATACAGTAGCACACGCCAATCAACTATTACCCAATGAAGAACTAGAAAAGTTTGCACCAACTGTTATATTTCATAATCTTCCGGTGTTGACTTCATATCCTGCTGAAACTAATGCTATTTGTATAAATTTTAACGAGTCGGATTCAGAAAGAAGTTTCTCTTTTGAGAATGAAGGTGCGGATAATTACATCAAAGATTTTGTAGATTTACTGCCAAGGAATAGAGATGACTCCACTAAATACACTGGTGATGTAATATATAATGGAGATCCTAGAGTCTTTCAAGAGTCATTAGAGTATTTGGTTAATAGTAAAAATTTTGACTTTAGGTTTTTTCATAAAACTCCTTTCAATATAAGCGGATATGCTGGGAATATAACAAGAGGTGAGTTAAATTCATTTTATTCTAATTCTCGTGCATCTATCTTTTTAGATAATGAAAAACATGAGATCATGAATGCTGTGATTAATGACGCAAACGCTATTTTATTTGATCCCGACAATCAAGAGAAGTTTAAATCTGACTTGGAGGAAGTTATTGCTGGGAAGGAATACGATAATCCTGATCTTCCAAGTAAAGAGGATATATTAGCAAACGACACAAGTGTTGATAGAATGATTTGGATCTTCAAGAAAATTGGACTGTCAAAAGTATCATCTGACCTGAAATCATTAAAAAGCAAACTATTGAAGGAATACAAATGAAAACAATGGTACATGTAGCAAACTTGGGGTATTCTGCTAAAAACTATTCTCTATTTAAGTCAATCAATGAAATAGTGGAAAAAAGTTTAGAAGAGGTATCTGTAGTTCCACTAGATATGACGAACGCATGTGTGCAATTAAGGACAGCCATTCATCAAATGCCAGAAATGGGTTCATTTGGTGATGGAATACTTTTAGCTCTTTCTTTTAAAGATGCTGAGACTATTCTTGGGTGTGCGAATAATGCGATCAAAGTTTTGTATATTCATGATCTTGACTGGATGTTTGAGCCGATTGAATATAGTCGAGTTTATGACATTTTACATAATAATCAATTAAAGGTAATAGTAAGATCAGAAGAATATTTAGAACCACTTAAAAAAGCTTTTGGATTTACACCAGAAGGCACAACACAATGTAACTTGGAGGAAATATGGACTTTGCTAGAAGAAATAAAGACCGAATCCTAAAATTATGGGAAGATGGTTGTAGTAGTTACGAAATCGCAGAAGATTTTAGCACGTATTCTAATAAGATTCTTAGGGCATTAAAGTTTCTTGGTAGAGAAATGCATGATGACGAGGAATTTTTTAAACGAGATTATTCCGAGGCACAGAAACTTGCTCTTAAAAAAGGACGTTCTAGACATCCTACAAAAGGTAAGAAGTTAGATCAATCTCATAAAGACAAGATTGGGGAGGCTCGTTCTAAGGCTTATCACAGTCTGTCTAACGCAGAAAAGAAAAGAATCTCAGAAATGAGCAAGGCCAATTGGGAAAAATTGACCGACGCTAAAAAAGAAGAGATTCGATCTTTGGCTATGGAAGGTGTTAGAGAAGCTTCCAGAAATGGTTCAAAAACTGAAAGATATGTTGCCAATGAACTGGTGCGTTTGGGATATAATGTAGAGACGCACAAGGGAAATCTTGTTTTCGGTAGTACCCTTGAGGTTGACATCTTTGTTCCGGAACTAAAGACAGCAATTGAGATTGATGGTCCGGGGCACTTTGAGCCAATCTGGGGTCAGGAAAAACTACAGAAGCAACAAGCTTCTGATGTTGCGAAGCAGGGTATTCTAATTGGTGGCGGATATGTCGTTTTAAGAGTTCGTCAGTTAGACAGAAACATGTCTTTGACAAAGATGAGTAAAACACTTCAAGCTATACTTGTTGAGCTTGAGGCAATAAAGGATAAGTTTCCATCCAAGAAAAACCGTTTGATAGAAATTGAGGTACATGATGGCGAAGCGAGGCGTATCTAAAAAGACCACAGAGGAAGTTCCAGAAATTAATTCTCCTGAGTGGAATGACTATGTGATGTCACATTTTCAGGATAATGAATTGATTGATGGTAATCCATTGACGGCAGGTTTGAGAAGAGTAGCTGAGATACTCGTTGGTGAAATTATTTCAAGCAAGCCAATTGATGTTCAAAGAATAGAAACTGGTGATCCCATTGGAAAAACCACGGTAACATATGAAGTTCAATTTTTAGTAACAAAAGGAGATAAGGAATATGTAAAAACATACGCCGACGTTTCTGATGTTTGGGCTGGAAATACAGACGATCTTTTTGCGGTACACGCACCGGCGACTGCGTCTACTAAAGCAGAAGGTCGTGCTCTGAGGAAGGCACTAAAGATTAGAGCAGTTGCGGCAGAGGAACTATGCAAGAAGGACGTTTCTAAGTTCTTGGGTGAACAATCTGGTCAACATGATGATAGAATCGACAAGGCTCAGATCAACTATATTAAACAAAAGTGTAAGAACGAAGACATCAACGTCATGGCTTTTGTGAATTCTGGCGAGAAAGAATATAAGAGTGTTTACGAGGTCAGAAGAGACACAGCCGCGAAAATGATTAAACATTTGGGTGAAATAGCAAGTGGCAAAGTGCCACTTGATGAAAGCATTAAAGGTTATTCAGAAGATTGGAATACAGAATGAAGGTAGAATATAATTTAACTCTTGGTGGACGAGAAGTTGTTGTGTCCAGCGATTGTGAAACAGATTGTGATGTCTTTAAGTTCCTCCATCATATGGGCGAACTTTTTGACAATAGCACTTGCGAAAGAAATGGCCAGAAATCTAACAATGTTCGTATCAATGTTCGAACAGATGCTGAAGACAATGAGTATTATGAAATAATCTGCTTCGATCCATCTCAGCCTGAGTGTCACTTTGCTAAGCGTAAGTTTGGTGTAAACAAGAAGGGTGGAGGTCTTTTCCCAAAGAACAAGGATGCTGAAGGAAACTGGAAACCTTGGACCAAGTATAACAAGGAAACCGGCAAAGAAGAATAACACTGAGGTTTCCAATTTGCCACTCCAAGTATCCGGATTCACATTTTCATTTAGGCCAGATCTAAATTTAGTGAATCATCCGGGACTTGGGGTGGGATTTTTTTGGACTACATATGAACAAGATCTTTCTATTAGCACTTTCAGAAGAATTACCAGATGTACCATCATATTGTGATGATCAAATATTTTTCACGGGTGTAGGAAAGACTAATGCTGCAATAGTTGCTTCTGATTTAATAAAAACTTATAATCCAAATCTAGTGGTCAATCTTGGCACTGCTGGATCATTTGACAAAAACCTTTCTGGACTACACAAGTGTGGAACATTTGTAAATAGAGATTGTCATCCTGAGTTTCATGAAACCATAAGATATGGCACAGGACTAACATTGTCAACTGGAGATTCCTTTGCTTTACAGGAAAAAGATTCTAATGCAGATCTGGCAGACATGGAGGCATATGCTATAGCACAGGCATGTAAATACTTTAATGTTAATTTTGCTTGTTATAAATATATTACAGATTATATTGGATCTAATTCAATACAAGATTGGAGAAGTAAAGTATCTTCTGGTAGACAACATTTTTTGGGAGTAATTAATGATTATATCTAAAACCCCATTTAGAGTTTCACTTTTTGGTGGATCGACAGATTATAAATCATATTACGAGCAGCATGGTTCGTTGCTGATTGGATTTGCAATGGATAAATATTGCTATCTTTCCTTAAGAGAAAACCCGGAGATCTTTAGTTATAAATCTAAAATATCCTACTCTAAAATAGAGCAAGTAAACGACAACAAAGAAATTCAGCATGACGGAGTTAGAGGTGCTCTTGAGTATTTCCAGCAAATGGATAAAAGATGGGAAATGTCTTACTTTAGTGATTTTCCCGCTCAAACTGGAACTGGATCTTCTTCCGCCTTTATGGTGGGATTGATCAATGCATTAAAGTCGGAATACAATTATTCACCATATCAATTGGCAAAGTTTGCTATAGAAGTTGAACGTAATCACTTAAAGGAGCCGGGTGGGATTCAAGATCAAATCTGGGCGGCATATGGAGGATTTAATTCAGTCGAGATTAAAAAAGATGGAGACTTTAGGGTTAGACCTTTGCCAATATCAAAAGATTTTATCGAAGAGTTCTTCAATAGATCTTTTCTTATTTATACTGGAAAACAAAGAAGATCGTTCAGGATAGCTTCATCTAGTGATACGGGATCGTCTGATGAAAACAAGATCAATATTCATAAACTAGCGAATGACGCACTTCGTGCATTTAGTAATGAAGACATTGAATCCATTGCTATCCTTTTAAGGCAATCTTGGGAATCTAAAATACAAATCTCACCTTTAATTGCAGGTGAAGAACTCCTAGACACATTTAGGTCTTTATATGCTCATGGAATGATAGGTGGAAAGCTTTTAGGAAGTGGTGGTTCTGGATTTATATTTGGAATAGCTAAAGATAGCAAAAGCAAAAAAGATATTGTGCAGAATTTTAGTGGTAGTTATATTGACTGTGGTTATTCACCCGAAGGTTCAAAGATAATCCATGCATAGGAGAGGTAATATGAAGATTGGGGTAGTAAGCTTATTCGCAAATCCAATTCATAGTGGTCACATTCAGTATATTCAAGAGTCGGCTAAGATGGTTGATCATTTATTTGCCATTGTTAATAATGATGAGCAGGTAAAGTTAAAAGGCAGTCAAGAGTTTATGGATGAGAATGAACGCCTTGAGGTTGTTAAAAATATCAAAGGCGTTTGGTCAGCTAAGATATCTCAAAGCAAAGAGATTAATGTTGCATCGGATTTAGAGGCACTTGGGCGGCATATAGAGCAAGGTACTCATTTATTAAATATTCCGGCTGGAGACAAGTCTGAAGATGTCAGAATTTATTTTTTTAATTCTGGTGATAGAGTTACTTCAGACCCAAAAGAAAAGGAAGTATGCGAAAAATTCCACATACTTCCGGTGTTTCTTGCTTTGCCAAAAATTAATAGCTCTAGCGAGATTTTATCTAAGATCGTCTCTGGATAATAGTCCGGCGTTTCTGTCTAAGCATACAGCTTCTGCCGTATTCATCCCATCTGGTTTTCTATCGTTTACGACCATTCTGCTGCCCGTAGGAAGCCCCATAATTAGTTTGTCGTAAAAGATACCAAATGAATTTAGTTGTTGCTCAGTGGCCCTTCTGGTGCCTTCTGGACGGGCTGTGGTGATAAGGATAAAATAATCCTTTAGTCTCCACTCTGTAAATCTCTCAATTACACCCGGAAGTAAGATGGGTTTTTCAGTTAGCATAGCATGTAGATCTTTTTTATGGTGAAAGATCGTGCCATCAATATCGCAAAAAATAGTTTTCCTTAAGTCCCTAAAATTATTCATCTTGTGTATTTCTCCAGTAGATGATGTATGATTTTGTCAATAATCCAATTTATTACAATTTTAGCTAGCCACCACCACACAAAAGAAGGTAAAAACCCAGAAGGTTTGTTTGTGAATTTGGCATTTTTGTAGATATGTTTCTTACATTCTTTTCTGAGATGAGACGTTCTAATCCTTCCTAATTTTGGGTAAAAAACATCTCCTAAAGGATAATTACCATACCAATCAGATGCTGCCTCAAAAGCGTCATTAAAAATACCTTCTTTGGTAGTTCTGTTTTTATCTGGAAGAGATCCGCAAACTCCTTGAGGAGCAAAAGCTAACTCTTTAATGTATTGTATTTCTTCTCTGTTCATTACGAAAAATCCTTCAAAATGTTTTTAGCATTCTTTTTAACAATATCGTGTGGTCTTCCATCTGTCGCAACATATCTAGTATCTTTTTTCATGTTCAAATGATCAAAAATAGTCCAAGTTAAATCTTCTGGAGTTGTTCTATCTTGATCAAAATCGTCAGCATTTGCCGTGGTGGTTCCAATAGTTCTTCCCATATCATAACTACCACAACTAATCATTAAAGGAGCAACTCTACCAAAATGGTCTCGTCCAGCATTGCCATTTACTTTTGGAGTTCTTCCAAATTCAGAAGTGACTACAAGCATAACTCTTTTGTACATGCCTCTTTCTTCAAGAGTATCCATAATCTTGCCCAAGTAATTATCTAGCTCAACCTGACGATTATTTAATCCTCCAACGATATTGCTATGCATATCCCATCCGCCAGTGGTAATCGTAACAAATTTTGCTCCAGCTTCAAGAAGTCTAATTGCTGTAAGTGAATCTTTGCCAAATTGAGATGCTTGAAAATCCTTATATTTAGCATCTTCTTCTACTTTAAATGCTTCTGATGCATCACCTAATACAACATTGATTGCTTGACCTTTCAAATCACCCCAATCTTGTACGACTTGGTGGGATTTATTAGTTTTGGTGAAATTACTATCTACAATATCCAATATGTTTATTCTTGACTTGAATCTATCACTTCCACTTATAAGCTGAAGATCTTTTCTACCTTGTGCATCGGCATCGTATCCAGTGTATTTACCTCCTAGCCAAGCGGCGGCATCGTGCTGAAATTTACCCAGTTTAATGTATGTTGGAAGTCCATTTGCGGCATTGGTGCCGTGGTAGCGACTCATAACACTACCGTGACTGGGCCATTTTGAATTTGTACCAGCACCAAAGTTAGGTTCGCCCGTTACGACCCAGTGGACAGAACTTGCATGGTTTTGGTCTTTATGACCAAATGCTCTTGGAATCACCACTTTATTTGCTCGTTGGGCCAGATTCTTAAATAGTCCACCAACTTGCAGTCCGGGTACATTTGTGTCAATAGCACCTGTAGTTGATCTGAATTCCACTGGTGCCTGTGGTACAGGGTTAAATGTTTCAATGTGTGTTGCTCCACCATTTAAAAACACAAACAATACTGCTGTGTCATCTGGATTTGGATTATTATTGGAACTGGCAAAAACATTACCGTATGTTAAAAATGACCCACCAACAAATGCACCATGTTTGATAAATGACCTTCTATTCATAACTCGACCTTTCTTGTATAGGTAGCACACTTGATTACATTAATGACGGCATAAAATTATACACCATATCACAAATAAGGCTGCCATTCTTGAGGCGGCTTATTGTAAAATATTATGTTTTTTGGCTGTTTTGGGTTCCGTTTTAACTCCATTCCGGCCTGCTCTGGTGTTCTATTTCCTTTCTTACTATTACAAGATTTACAACATGAAATTTGGTTTTCCCAAGTGTTAGCTTCTTGCCTTTTTTTGAAATGTGATATCGGAATGATATGGTCAATTGTGAAGTTTTTAGAATCCAAATTTATACCACAATACCCACAAGTTCCTTTGTCTCTGAGTCTAATATTTCTTTTGGTGGGGTAGTGTTTTTTGTGGTGCATTTTGATGTATTTATTTAAAACCATTACCGCTGGAATGTTATAAGATTCAGATAGTCCAATTATCTTTTTATCATAATAAGAAAGGACTGTCATGTTTGGATGGTTGATATCCAACACAACAGCCCGCTGCTCGTTAATTACAGACAATGGTACATAATTAGCATTAAGAACCAAAGTGTTTAACATTCTTATTCTTTCTCATAAAGGAATAGTTGTATTCCAGCTTCCTTGAACATGGTCTTGGATTTCTCGAAAGATTCCTGCCATCTTTCTGTGTCGTCATTATACGAAACAACTCTCTGAATGCCAGACTGAATTATTAAAATACAACAACTGGAGCATGGCATAAAGGGATAAGTGTACAAAGTAGCACCTTCCAGCCTTGATCGTTCAGCAAATAGAATGGCATTAATTTCCGCATGAACAGTATGCTGTAACTTTAGATCACGATTATTTAATCGCTCTGGCGTGTCCTCAATCTTCCTTGGAAAACCATTATAACCCCAAGAAACAGGTCTGTTCTGATCATCAACAATAACAGCACCAACCTTGGTAGAAGGATCTTTTGATTTCTTCGCGATGGTTTCCGCCATATCTAAAAACGAACAATCCCAACTATTCATGCTCAGTCTTCCTTTAATAAATAAAAAGCCCGTTTTGGTGACAAGGACGGGCAACTCCTCGTGACAACTTACGCTGCCAGAGCAAAACTAGGTTCTGCATTTAACTTTTGGTCAGCTTTTTACGAGGCCCACTGACCAACCTCGACATGCAGCCATTACCTACGTCACCTGTCAATTCCATTCACCCCCGTTGTTTTAGTAACCGCTCGTGCGAATTCTATAACGTCTTCATCTGAAAATTGATTTCGAGCAAGATTAAACATAACAGAAACAAATCTAACATTGTCTACAGCATACCCTTTTGAATTATCAATTCTATCAAGACTTGCTGTTCTTAATTTTAGTTTGTAATTTTTAGATTGAGTTGGAAGTTCTAATGTCCAGCCAGTAAGAGGACAAATGCCTTTTTGAGAGTCCCAAATTTCTTTCAGAGACTCTAAAGTTACAGTAACTTCTTTGTCCCTATTTTTTAGTCTCCTAAAAGTTTCTCTAAATGGCGACAGTTCATCCCTTCTATTATGAGAATGCTCCCAAATTGGAAAATCTGATTTGTTCTCAACAATATGCTTCAGATTCTCTGGACTCTTTGCGGAGCAGGACAAACTACAATAAAACTTATTTTTCCCCAGTCTTTTTCTTCTGTTATATTCTCCTTTCGATTTTTCAAATTCTTCATTACAGGTTTCGCAGACGAGTGTTACTGTTTTCATCACAATCTCCATTTTAGGCAATAGTAGTTTATATTATACTATACACCAAAAACGATGGAGATCGTAAGAAAAAATTGGAGGTGGGGGGCAACGATCCCCCGTCCAGTCTGATTTTAGCAATAACCTCTACATGCTTATCCTGCCGAGCAGGATTACCGGAAACAGGACTCGAACCTGCACGCCCGTGGGGCACGAAATCCTAAATTTCGCGTGTCTACCAATTCCACCATTCCGGCATAATAACCCTGCCAAGACTTGAACTTGGAATGTCGGAGTCAAAGTCCGATGTGTTACCAATTACACCACAGGGTTAAAAAGCGTCCGGATGATGGGCTGAATTCGGATCTAGTCCGTATGACATAGTGAATCCGGATCGCAAAGTGTCGGCAGTTAGTTGTAACTGCCTACATACTGTAACATTATATTACTCCATGTCCAGATGTTTACGTCCTTTTTCTGTTAGCTCATAAAGAAATTTACCATTTTCGTCAATTTTATAGTCAATATGTCCAGACTTGATGAGGCTTTCCAGCGTATCGCCTGCCAGTTCTTCAAGATTGTCGTCTGATCGGACATAGGTTTGATTCAAATCAAAAGGAGTCATAAGGAAAAGATACTTATCTCCATATATTTGCTGAAGGCTCATGGTGATATTCTCAGCAATTTTCTCGTCGTCAAATATACCAATCTGAAAAGGAATATTATGTTCTTCTGTTTTAGGTTCTACGTCATATTGTGTTACCAACCAAAGTTCCATTATAATCTCCTTTTGTGTTAAGACCAAGATTCCTGATGGAACCATTTGTCGAACTCATTAGATGTTAGAATCAATCCGGGTTTATTTCCCATGTACCGTATAGGTTCAATCTTACCATTTTTTGTGTAAGTGTCAAGCATCCGTTCTACTTTATCGGGCATTAGGATTCCCCACTTGAGATCTTTCTCTTTAGACTCGATCTTTTTGATATGATTCTCGAAATCACCAGCCTTTGGGTGCCTTGGCTTTTTAAGATCTACACCTCTAACGGTGTTGTAGATAAATAAAATAGCCGCGTGCTCCCGGATATACGCCTTCATATCTCCCTCTTTTAAAGAGAACTTGCCCGGAGTTGGCACCCATTTAATCTCCAGAGGAAGGTCGATACAGTTGTATTCCCAGCTTCCATCATCATAAGAAATATCAACCTTGTAATCTGCTCCTGAAGTATTTACTCCACGAACTAATTCACCATCATTGCAAATGCCGTTATCACGAGCGTTGGACACATGGACATAATCCAACCCTGTACATCTCTTAATCCACTCATTAAAAAAGTATCCCTCAAGCTTGGTGGCAAATTTGATGTCTTTAGCAAACTGCTGTTCTGTTCTATGATCATATCTTTTGGACATGTTTACCTCAATAAAAGAAATAGGATTGGTGATATTATAAAGATCACAAACATAATTGCAAGTCCCAAAAAAAACATTCTCCAGTCAACAACCGGAGAATGCGAAGCGTCATAATGACGGCGTGATGTAGTCTTTAAGACGCTTGATCGTGGTGTTTTGTAAGGATCATTGTCCATGTCCGGGTTTCAGATTTGGAAAATGTCGATACAGTGTTTCGATTCTGTCATCGGCGTCAGCCAGTTTAGATAGAGTATCGTTAAGGTTGTTGTGGAGATCATCTGTTGAGTGATCTCCAATACCAGCCGGGTGCTCCAGTAAAATTGAAAGACTTGTCAATGCTTCAGCCCGATCCGAGGCGGCTTTTGTTAGCAATGATTCGAGTGCGGTTTGTTTGAAGTTCATGTTCATCCTTTGATTAAAAATCTTGTACAAATTCATATTCGCCAATATACAGTATATTAGAGAATACATCAGAAAGGTCTACTATTTTAAAATCATTTGTTTCAACTATAATATTATCTTCTAGCGACAAATCATTTGATATTCTTATATTTTCACTATTTGGTTCTTCTTCCCAAGGGTAATATGTAAAGTAATAAGAACTCGATGGAACTGTTTTTTCGCAGGCAAAAAGACTTCTAATCCTATTCCATTTATCATATATGTGAAATACATAATTAGAGTGATTCGTCTTAGCGGTTCGATGTAGAAAATCTTTTATCTTTTTATCACTAAATCTTTTCTCTATGGTGTGTGGATTTCCCATAGGTATATGGATTGTATCTTCTTTTACGTTATTATCGGTTCTAAACCAGAACCCTTCTTCAAGACTTAATACTTTGATATGATTAAATCTTTTAAGATCGGCAATATCCTGCTCCACTTTTTTATTGATGTTGTCAACATCCGGCATTAAAGTGAGGAGGATGGAAGATTTTAGGAAGTCTCTACGTTTCATTGTCTTGATCGCATTTAGGGCATTTTGGTGCCATATAGCCCCACAGATGTCCTGCAATAAATCCAAAAGCAAAAGGTATAAATGGTGCCTTGAGTGATGAATTTTGTAGGAATCTACTAATAGAAACTTCTACTCCTCCAAGATAAGTAACTGCAATTAGATCCCAAATTCCTAGAGCAATTATTACTCCTGTTACAATTATAGCTGTTTTAGTCATAAGGCCAAATCTCCTTTAGTTTATTATTTACACCGTCGATGTCAACAAGCCACCGACCAAACTTTCCAGTTTTACTTGTTTTAATTATTACCCACAACTCTTCGTCGGGTTCATCTTGATTGACAACTTCTGCCACTGATTTTAAAAGATCATGACATGCTGCTGATGCTTTGTAAAAATCTTTATGACCTCTTTCAGGAGTGTTTACTCCAATAAGGCGGCTTCTGATATTTATATTTACGTTAAAACCAAGATCTACCTCAAAATCTACAGTATCACCGTCTACAATTCTTTTTACTCTTGCTCTATATTCGTACATTTATTTATCCCACCCATCTGGAACCAAATAGAAGGTGCGGATAGTATAAGCCGCTTCCTCAAGCCTGTTTCTGACATCTCTGGTTTCACCCATAGCAAGTTCTCTGATATATTCAGCAACATCTTCTGCCTGCAAGTATACATATCCTTTAATCATTGTCGTTCTAATTTTCATAGTTCTATGTCCTTGATAATACCATTCTTTTCCCAAGCGGCAAGTGTGTGCTCGAAAGGATTATCGGGAAGGTCCATGACCAACTTTAGCATTTCGTCGGCAACTTTCCTAATCTCAAGCTGTGAGTGCTCGCACCTTCGGAGTTTTACGAAGTTTGCGAATGACCTCATGTTGAAGGAAACGTCTGCCTGAATCTGGCTGTTGTAAGTCTTGAAGAATCGTGCTGACTCTTTTGCTCGCTTGCGTCCCAAGACTGGCTCAAGGTCTGCGATACATTTATGATACAACTCATTACCCAACTCTGTATATTTTTCAAGCATGTCAGACCAAGTATCTCCACCAATCCACCCATGTGCCTTACTCCAATCAGGATCGTATGAATAACTTTCGGCAGAAATATCTTTCCAGTCCTCTGGAATGTAATACTTATCTTCTTTTAATTCTTTATAACGAGCAGATTCTGCATTGAGACTGCTGATACGATGCTTTAAAAGATGGATGTGAGAGGCGATCTCTGTGTTAACAAGAAAGTGTACGCTTGCCTTTTCGAATGGCGTTTCATGACCGTTCGACCAAAGCATATCAATCAACTTGCCTACTCGCTGACGCTTATCATCTGTCAGTTCACGAGACGTAGAGGTCCATGCACTGCAAGCTATAACAGTATCATCGCCGTAATACCCAAGAAGTTCAACTGAATTATTCACTTAATAAAATCCTTAATTTGTTGTAAACTAGCACATGTTACATTAACATTAGTTCCAGAAGATTGTATGCCAACTATTTTACCATTAGAAATTACCGCTCCTCCACTAAAACCAGAAACAGCCCTTCCATTTAAAAGAAGAAGGTCTTCACCGTTTGTTCCTTGGTATTCACCAATAGATCTGACGGTGTATGATCGAATTGCCATTTTTTTTCTGCCCGCAAAACCACAAACAGTAGATCTGGAGTTTTTTGGTGGATCTTTTCCCAGTGGCACAGGTTTTATAGTTACCATTTTTAATTTAGGGCATTTAATTAATGCCAAGTCGCGATCAATATCTTTTTTAATTAATGTTGCTGGAACACTCACATAATTGTACTGACCGGCATCCACAAAGTCAACTTGTAAATGTATATTTCTTTTATGCAGATCATCAATTCCATGAGCACAGGTCAATATGTGGTAATCATCTTCTGTTTCAGAAATCACAACTCCTGACCAGATTCGTTCTTGTTCACCAATATTAGAAACTCTAACATATGGTGACGATATCGCTACAATACCAGTCAATAAATACGTAATCATTGTCTATTTCTTCCAAAAATAATATCTGCATCAAAGAACCTCCACCTATTATAGGTGGGCGGGTTATCCACAAAACACATTAATTTTATAAATTCTTTTACATTTTCCCAAGAATCAAAGAACATTTCATGACGGCACACGCTAAATACCCAGTTGGGAATAGCATCAATGCCTTCGGGACAACACACAATTACAGGTTTACG